ATGGATAAGATTATTTTGTCTCTTATAGCTTTTTTAACTTCTTTATAGTCTTTTGCTGGCTCATTCTCTATGTTGCCAACACGTGTGTCTAATTTGTTTACATCTTCTCTCATTAACTTAACTTCCGTTGCAATTTCTTTGATAGAATATGTAAGTTCGTGGATATCTTCGAGTTTGTTATTTATGTCTTTAAATTTGTCATCATGTTCGTCTAATCTTTTTGTATTAGACTTGCTTCTGTCCTCAACCTCTTGAAGCTTGATTATATCTGACTTTTCCATAGATTATTCCTCCGCTTTTTCCTCTGTGCTTGCTGTTGTCTCCTCTACTATGTTGTCAGTTTCTTCTGTATTCTCTATTGCTTCTGCATAAACTTCTTCTACTTTTAGCACTAATGAGCTATATTCTTCATCACTAATCTTATTCATTGCATAGAATATATTTAGCTTGTTCTCAATTTGCTCTTTCTCTGCATAATATTTCTTTTCAATTAATTTTAATAATAAATCTGATATTCTCATAATTACACCTCTTTCTCTAAATCATTTTCTAAATTATCTAGCAATAAAGCACTTGTCTCTGTTGTATTTAGCAAGTTCTCTATATTGCTTAATCTTTCATTGTATTCCTTTGCTTGATTATTAAACATTGTTTCAATATCTTTTTTGTATGTTATATCTAGTGTTGCTAATTCGTCTACACTAATGTTTGTGACATTTTTATATGTATATAGTATTTTATCTATTATAGCTTGTTGCTCTTGTGTATATGGTATTATTTCTTCTTCAGCTAATGGATATGCTACTATTGCATTATTATTTTGTAAAAAAGTTTCTAAAGCTTTAGTGTCTTTGATTCCAGTAGTTAATAATCTCAAATAAGTATAACTTCCATCTTGTCTTAGGGCAATTTGCCACCCCTCTATTGTATCTTTCATAATGTTCCAAGGTACTCCTAAAAATTTATCAGATAAAACACTTATTTTCAAATTATCTGTTTTTAAATTTCTTAAAAGTAATCCTTTTTCAGTGTTTATACTTAACGCAAATTTGTTATCTAATGCCTTATAATAGTTCTCATTTGTACCACCACTACCATTTAAAATTATAATTCCAACATTTTTATGTATGCCATCTTCAGCCAAGTAATCCTTTACCCCATTTAGCAAACTTCTTAGTTTTTGTCCTTCTGCAAGTGGGAATATTATACTTTGCTCTTCATGTGGAATATAGTCTGTTGCAGCTGTATTTTCTTCTATTTGTAGTTCAGTAAATATATTAGTTATTTCGTTTCCTTGTTGCAAATTCCATTGAATTGCAATATATTTAGTATTACTATTCAATGAAACTTTGTTCAGATTAGAATTAACTTGATATATCTTGTTTAATGCTATGAATTTTCTTTTGGCGTCAAACTCTAACAATATCGCTGACGAAAAGCTACTTATCATTTTATCTGAAAAGTATATCTTGGTGTTTGGTATTTTTATAAAATCAGTTCTCCAATACAACTTTGACTGTATCACATAATTAATCGAGCCATCATCATTCCATATACCATTAGTTGTAAAATTGCCATCAAATAAATTCTTATTGTATACTGTCATCTTAACATCGTTTTCTACATTCTCAATTTTACTTGGATATTTTGGGTTTGGAGATGGAGTTCCTCCAGTATAAGGTTCATACAGTTTATCAATGTCTCCTAATACAATTTGAGGATTAATAACTTCATTAAATCCCGCTTCATCTTTATATATAAGAAACCTTGGTTCTCTTAAATTTTTTATTTCGGCATAATCATCATCCTTCAAAGTAAACGTGCTAGTAATTCTTTCGTTTGCTCGCCCACTTATTGCCGCAACAAGACGATGAAACGCATCTATTGGCGAATTAATATATATTGAATTTCCTAACAACTCTACATTGGTTTCTAGTGAGATGGTAATAGTTTTGTTAGTAATATCAGCTGGATTGAAAAACAGCATTAAATTAGAGTCATTATAACTAGAACTTTTACAAAGATTATATCCCCCTGTAATCTCCTGCTTGCTTCCTCCATTTAATCTCCACTCTAATGGCATATTGGAGCTATCTTCAAGATGTATGTTATTACCACTTGCATGTCCTTCTGGTATTTGTGATTTCAGCAAACTATTTTCTTTTTTTATTTTAGTCAACTTTTCATCAACATCTTTTTTATTCTGTGCTATACCCTCTGCATTTTTCTCTATATTTTCATTCTGTGTTGTTTGTTCTTCTTTTATTGCTGTTATAGTTTCACTATTTTGAGCTGTTGTTTCTTTCAATTCTGATATTGCTGTTTTATTGGTCTCGTTATCCGTTTTTAACGCTTCTACATTCTTACTTATTTCAGTGTTTGCTTCTTCGACCTTACCAGCTCTCTCATTAAAACTCGTTATTTGTTTTATTACCTCTGCATCATCATAATTTTTTAAAGTATCTAATTTCTTTTTATACTCATTTGTAAAGTCATTTGTTGATAAATCTTTACCTGCTTTTTTATCTACTTTACCATATAATTTTTCATCTATAATATCGTTGTTCTGATTTGCAACATCTATATTGTAATTTTCATTTTTAGCAGGTTTTTTTAGATTATAATGTGTTGTATATTCAGCCATTATATGCACCTCCTCCAAGTTCCGTTTATATTTTGCCATGTAACAGCACGCTTCCAAACGTCATTTATGTTTATCCAACATTTTGCACGTTTCCAACTTCCGTTTACATTATTTCTTGATGTCTTTTGATTGCCTTTTAATGTAATCGTACATGTTTTCGAGTTTGTATATCCACCACCAGATACAATAAAAGTAACAGTTAATGTACTACTGTTACCATATAATTTATAAATTTTATCTAACTCAGTATCTGAAAAAGAAATTGAGTTCGTTCCTGTTACCACATTTGTCTTAGTCAAAATAGAATTACTGCCTATTTTCATTTCCAAATTTAAAGATAATGAAGCTGGATTTGTAATTTTAATTGATGTACCATCTCCATGTATGAAATTTTTTGCATTGATTATTTTTGCATAATCCTTTGTCTTTATTTTATAAGTTTGATTTTTAGGTAAATATAATTTACTATCATTTCTTTCGAAGTTTATATATACTGTATATTCAGTATTAGGCGATAAATTAGATATAACTTCCGTTCCTCCTGCTGAAACTACATTTTTTTCGTTCATTTTGCTTTCATCAATTCCAAACTTTATATTTCGACAGCTTTCATTAGTTTTCCAAATTATTTTTACAGTATTTAGTTCAGCAATAAGTTGAACATCCCAGCTTGTAATATATCTTGGAATTGTATCTAAGTTCCAGCTTTGTTCTTTGCTAATATTATCTGACCTTGAATATATACCACCATGCATTTTAACAGTAAGACTCGGTGTATCATTCTGATTAATATCTAAATTTCCAGAGGCTAACACATCACCAGTTGTGACCGAATGAGAGTCACTTCCTGAATATACATTCTGTCCATTAATTTCTACTGTTTCGTTGTGATGATAATATATAGAAGAACTTCCACCAACAGCAGTTACTTTATACCAAATGTTTCTTATATTTTTTTCTGCACTTATGCTATTAGTTCCCCATTCGAATCTTAAAACTCTTCCTTGGTATCCTCCAGAATCCACACTTCCACTTGTTGACATCTGCTACACCTCCTAATTAAAATATTGAAGATATATGTCTCCATTACTTCCCCCAGATGGTGTTGACGTTCCTTTTGTTATAGTTTTTTGTTTACCATCTATTAATGCTTTTAGAGCTTTTCCTTGCGCTGCACTTAAAGCATTTGTAGTCGATGTACTTGTTAATACATTTTCTACTGTTGTTTTATTTGCACCTGTTGCAATTCCATCTAACTTACTTTTATATGCATCTGTAAAATTATTTTTCGATGTTCCTCCATTCTTATCTTTAAAAGTTCCTGTAATAGTAACATCTCCATCTTTTCTTACGAGGTTCTCTGTAACTTCATCAATATAATTTTGAAACTTCTGATATAGTTCTGCCCCATCAATACTAATTAAAGAATTTACTATTCCACAAAAATTAGTATCTATTCTTTTATCTGTTATGTCTGCCGTTTCAATATTAGATGAACTTTTTACAATTACTTCTGCTAAGCATATTTCATATATGTTATCATCTCTTTGTAATATTGCTCCAACAGACGCACTTCCTTGTTTAATGTATAATTGTGTTTCTCTAACGGCTAGTGTTTTATCTAATTTAACTACTACTCTATCTATCCTATTGCCAGAAGCTGGTCTTTCTAATGTAAATACTTTTTCTGTTTCGTTTTCAAAGTCTGCACCTTCGATAATTCCAGCACCTGTTGCTACTCTTATATTTAACCCACCATCTGCGGTCACTTTCATGCTGTTTTCGCCATAATTTTTATATTTTCCAAAGTAAACGCCATTACTTAAAAACTTCGCAAAATATTTTCTAAATACTTCTGCTTCATACAGTCTGTCTGGTTCCATCTTACTACTCTCTGAATTTAATACTTCCATTGAGTCGAATGGAAAACTTTTTAATGTTATTTCTCCAGCCATAATCTTTCCTTTCCATAAAAACAAGACCTAGTTAATAGGTCTCGTTACTATTCTTTTTATTTCTTCACCTAGCGTTGGAACTTTGTCTCCAAAGCCCAATTCCACTGTCTTGTTGTTTCTCTCATAAATTTCTTTTGCTTGAATAATACGTTTATCTTCATATATCCCATTACTTTCAAGTGTAACTAAATCGCCTAAGAAAAAATCCTTTTCCCACTCCATATTTGGAATTTGATAAACTTTTCCTTCAATACTTTGTATTGTTTTATATGTATCAAGCTTCTTTTGTCCTTCTGTTTTTAATTCATCTATATCTTCTATATTATTTAAATCAATTAATACTTCTCTTCTATCAAAACCTTTTGCAGTTCCAAGTACAGTTATAAGTCTATCTTCACTTTCACCTTTTCCTGCCACATAGCCAACGTTTTTATAATTTGAATTATCATCTGTCGTCTTGCCTTCAAGTAAATTTTTCTTTTTTTCGCTAAATATGATATATGGATGCTTTATTATTCCTTCTAACTGTTTGTGTGTATATTGTTGTAACTGTTCTTGTGTAAAATCTTTCAAATATTCATGAGTAGTCGGATTCTCTGCTTGATTTACTGTTCTGTCTGTTCCTTCTAAACTATCAAAATATATACACTTTTCTTTTCTATTTAAATAGCCATACCAACCTAATCCAGTATCTTCACTTATATGCTTTTCTTCATCATGTAAATTAGTTAGTCTCGCTTGCCATACTGTTTTTATTCCTCTATTTTGTGTAGGAGCAATCTTAATCCATGAAATATCTCTTTCAGGAGTTCTTATATTGTCATAATAGCTTTCCACTAAGTGTTTTTTTAGGTAATGTTTCTGTACATTCTCTGCGTAGTTTTCTGATATTCTATCATAGCCATTTGTTGCAACAATTCTACGTTTTGTAACACCTTTTATACAAGTTCCTGTTACCTTCATTGTTTTACTATTTTTTTCAGTTGATACAACTACTTTATCAATTAAAAGAATTTTGTCATCTCTTTTGTTTACTATTAACATGTTATCTTTCTTTAATTTGTCTGTATTTATTTTGTTTTTATTAATAGTTAGCTCAAAAGTACCACATTCATAATAATTCCATATGCATATAAGACTCTCAAAATTAGTAATAATACCTAACAGTTCAAATTTAGTGTTTATTATTTCTATACAATTCATACTAAACACCTACATACTTATTCGTATAGTCCCTTATAGCAACTTTATCTTTAGCTCCTTCAATGTCTGAACTATACTTAATCAAGTTCTTTCCTACTATTAATTCAAAGAATGTACTATTTAAATCTATATTGTTATATACATCTTTAGTTTCGTGTGGTGTTATTAAATTTACTGTTTCCTTCCCCTCTTGTGTATCTATTACTAGCTTCTCTTTTTCTCCAATTTCCATATTGACTTGGATATATTCTCCTGTTGTTTCATTTGTTACTCTCGGATTTTTTGCTGGTCCAATATATTCTATTTGAACTGGTGCTTCGACGTCTCCCTCGTTAACAATCTCTTTATAAAATGAAACATTAGAAAAAGTCGTAGGTAAGCTTAGTCCAAATTTTAAACCACCTGTTATAGATTTTATTTCTATATTTTTTCCTTGTTCATCTAACCAATATGGATCTTGACAATAAAAAGAGATAGTTGCAGTATCATGATTATTTTTTCTATCATTAAATTCTGCACTATCTTCAACCTTGCCATATATTCTATATTTTTTATAATCATTCGTATAATAAATTAATAATTCTCCTTTTTTTTCTGTGTCTTTATTATATGTTTTGGGATTTATTATTCTCATTATTCTACGTCTTAATTCATAAAGTTTTGCTCTATTTTTTGTTCTTATAGTAACTTTAGCTTTAATTACTCTCGCATCTAATAGACTATCTTCACTATTGCACCCATCTTGATTTACACCTTGGCTCTTTTGTGATGTAGCTCCGAGGGTGTCCTAGCCCTTCAATATGAGACAATAAAATATCTTCTTCTATATTTCCAACACTATCAAATACAATATTTTCATTTAGTGCCAAATTAATTATTTCTAGTTTCTGCATTTTATCGCCTCCCTATATTCCTGCAAGTTGCTCTGCTAGTTTTTCACTTACATTATTTAGTTTTCTATATGTTTCAGATGGCATTTCTGGATTTTGTTCAATATTATTTGTTTGATATACATTGAATGTTTGAGTTTGAGGTTTATTGCTCCCAGCCTCATATTTATACATTCCAGAAGTCCATTCTTTTATTTTATTCTCTATTCCAGCATTTACTGTATCTTGCACTCTTTGTATCATATTTTCTATTTTACTTGTTATTCCGTCGTTGATTCCTTGAGCTAATTTTTCTCCTAATGTTTGACCAGTTATTTCGTAAGCATCTCCATAACTTTTTAATAAACTTAGAATTTTATCTTGATTTTGTTCTACATTTAACAACATTTTTTTCGCGGTTTCCTGTGCCTTATCGATTTGTTTGCTATAGTAATCCTCTAAATCTTCTAATTGCTTATTATAAAGCTCTTTTTGTCTATCAGCCTCATCTTCAACAGTCTGTGTTTTATCATCTTGCTCTTTTTGCAATAATTCTTTTTGATTATTTAATGCTTCTTTTTTATCTTCTAGAGCTCTGCTATCCAATGTTTTTTGATACTCTGCCACTAACTTATCTAATTCTTTTTGATAATTTGCCTTTGTTGTTGCATCATGTTCAAAAGCAATTAATTCTTCTAATCTTCTCTTCTTTTTATCATATTCCGCATCTTCTTCGTCTCTCGTTTTTTGTTGCTCCGCCTTATCTAATGCTTCAAGTTCTTTTTCTATCGCTTCTATTTTTGCATCATATTCAGCATTAATAGCATTCAATCGTGCTTCTTTTAATTTTTCAACTTCTTCAAGTTGTTTATCAATAAAAGCCTTGTCCTTTTCTTGCATTTCTTCTAATTGTTTTGTAATAGCATTAGTTAGCTGGCTTACTGTATTATCTATTTGCTCTACTCTTAAATCTCTCTTTTTCTGCTCATATTCTCTTATTGTATTTAATTCTTCTCTATAAATATCTTTTCTTTCGTCAAGAGACAGCCTTTCATCTTTCATAATTTGATTTAAGTAATTCTTATGCATTTGGATAATCTTATTATAGTCTGCTGTTTGTTCAACAATATCATAAGCAGAACCTCTTGCATTCTTTACATCTTGTATGTAGTTTTCGTAATCCTCTGTCTGCTGGTCTAGAATATCCTTTTCTTTATTTGCTAGTTCTTTGTTCAAATCATATATTTTTTCTCTTAGTTCCATCTTCTCATCTGAAGTCTTTGCATAATTACGTAGTGCATATTCATACATTTGTATTTCTTCTTTAATGCTAATTTGGTCTAATGCTTTCTTATGCTCTATTTCTTTTTTGTAATTATCTAATTTTTTGTTTGAATACGTGCTTGAACTACTTGTTGTCTTAGGCTTTGATATTGAAACTGGAGTTACATTTGGTACATCAGTAGCTTGATATCCCGCCATTGTTTGCAATAAGCTTAACACACTTTGTAATTTCGGAGTTAATTCTTCATAACTTATTCCAATATTTTGGGCAATTTGTCTCTGAGTGCTTTCACTTTGTAGTGCCGCATTTATTATATCAATATATGATTGTATGGTCTCTTTTGATGTATTCCATGCAGTATCTGCCTTCAATTTTTCGGCGTTAATTAAATTTTGTGCTTGTTCTATTATTATTCCTTCTGCATTTGCAGCCTCTGGATATGCTTGTGCTAATGCTTTAACAGCATTTTGATATTCAGTAGTTGATTCGTTTCCATTACGAACTATATTTAAATATTCTTGCATTTGGTCTGCATTAATTTTTAGTTGAGCTGCCTCTTGCTGCTGTTTTTTAATAGTCTCAGTATCTAACCCCTTAGAAATCTTCTTTATTGCATTTGCCTCATCTAAATATTTCGAAGTTTCTTCTAATCTTTTATTTAGCTCTTCAAGAGAATTTCCATAATTAGCACTTGATTTTCTTGCTTCATTTAGTTTTTTCTTTTGTTCTTCTATATCCTTATTCGTACCACTAATGTTTTGAGTTAAATTGCCCCAAAGTTTTTGCCAAAATCCTTGGTCGCTATCAGAATTGTTTAATTCATTATAATAAGATTGTTGAGCTTCCGTCAACTTCTTATACAGTTCAATTTGTTCTTCTATATCACTTTTTCTTTTTTCCATATCAGAAATATTTTTGTCTGTATATCCATATGTGCCTTCTTGTAGTTCTTTGTAGGTCTCTGTAACCTCATTTAGTTTTGTTTGTGCTTCTTCATTTTCTTTTATTGCAGAGCATAACATACTAATTCCAGAGATTACCGTTGCAATAGTTGCTGCTATTACAAAAATCGGATTTGATAGTAATGCTGTGGTAAAAGCCTTAGTAGATAATGTTGCAACTCCTGTTGCTTCTGCATATGCTTTTTTTGCCTTTGACAATGCCACCAATGCTACTGTTACAGTTGTTAATGTTATAGCAAAAGTTGTCATACCAGCTGTTAGCGTTGGATTTTGACTTATTAAAGAATTTAATAAGTTTAATGTTTCTGTTCCACCTTCTAGCATTTTGCTCATAACTGGCTCTAATGCTTCTGCATAAGCTACCTGTGTCTCTCGCATTGCTTGACTATACTGTCCTTGCTTTCCAGCCAAAGTATCCATGTAATCAGACATTGCACTTGCAAACGGTTCTGCAGCATACATCGTCCTATTTAAGTATGCTTGATTCTTTTCTGCATCAGTTAATTGACTGGCCATCTTTCCTATAGATCTTGCATAATTGTCTAACATTACACTTAAATTTTCAGTAACGCCTGCACTATCTGATAAAGTAGATAGTCCTTGTCTATACCCCTCAGACGCTACTCTTACAGCTTCTGATACAGTGTAATTCGCATTCCTGTTTCTTATTGCAGAATTTGTCAAAGCTTCTATCATTTGCTCAGTTTGTTCTGCTGTAAATCCCATTAAAGAAAAGTTTTTTATAGTTGTCGCCAAATCAGCTTTTGTCATGTATGAGCCAAACTTACTCATAATGTTTCCAAAATCTTGCATACTCTGTCCAGTATATTCGGAAACATTTTGCAATGAACTCATTGCTTGGGTATATGAATTGTATTCATCAATACATTCTTTTATTATTCCAACTATTTTTCCTAATGCTAATACAGCTGTAGCAGACATTGCTAAATAACTTGCATCTAGACTTTTATTACTGTTTTCAACTTGTTTATTGTTTTGTTCTATTTCTTGTAACTTTTGCTTTGCAGTTTCTAACCCCTTTTCTAACGCTTCCGTCTTTATCTTTAAATCAATTACTAGTTGTCCTACTTTTGTTTCATTTGCCATTTTTTCACTTCCTTTTTAGCCCCAAAAAACACTCACATTTAGTGAGTGTTTTTTTTATATATTTCATTGCGTATTATTGCAAATTATTTCTCTACTTTCTCATAAATATCTACTATTGTTTCAAACAGAAAATATATAGTAGCTCCAATAAACAATATTGCTATTCCTCCCAATATAGCAAACCAATTTATAGCATCTGCATATGTCCTTTCAACTATGCTAAATTTTGTCCACACGATAATTGCACTTATTATTGATAAAAGTACGTATATACAAGCGACTGTATGTAAATTGTCTGCATTTGTTCTCTTTTCCTTGTTTTCATTATTAGAACTAATATTTTCAGTTAACTCTTCAGATTTTTTTTTCTCATTTTCCATATCTATTCCCCCTTTTTCTTTGTAGTATAGCATAGATTAATGTTAAAGTCTGTCGAAAAATGTCGAAGAAGTTTATTTTTTAAAAATCTTCTGCTCCTACTTCTTGCTCATCTTTATCTTGAACTTTATTTAATTCTGCATATTCTTCCATTATTATAGGGATTTCATCTGGATAATAGTCATTTAAGAACTCTCTTTTACTTATTCCTATCTTAACACATATTGCTATTGTTTTTTGAAGCCAATTAGCATTGTAATTTTGCTCAATATTGGCTTCATTTGGACGAAAAAACTTTCTAATTCATTTATCTTCCAAAATTCTTGTACAACATCTAGTAATTCCTTAGGTGTAAGTTGGTTCTCTATAGTTTCTCTATCTATATCCATTAGTTTTGATAGAAAATTAAATGTAAAATCAGGTAGTATAATTAATAACCTTGTAATTAAATTCATTATATTCTCTACTGTAAACATTTCTGATAATTTAAAATCTTGTCCATTGTCAGAAAGTTCTTTTATAAAATCTTCTGGCAAATTCTTTAAAGTCTGTAGAGCTTCAAAATACTTGCCACAAGGCTTCTTCTCAATCTCTACACCATGTACAGTTTTTATTTTAGGTAAACTTTTATTTTCATTACTTTTTGTCATAATTTTCTCCTCATATATAATTTTTTAGGAGAGTATTTCTACTCTCCTGGTGTTGTTGGTATTGTATCTAACCATGTTAAGTCAGAATTTGTTGTTGTATCCTTTATACTAAATAGTTTGTTATCACACTTTCTAGCCATAAATGTTCCTTCAATTTCAACAGAACTTTTATTTCCATTTCCAAGTGTTTCTAAATCAACTTTTATTTTAGATACTTTTGCTCTGTATTGTCTAAACATACGATATGTTCCATCTGCTAACAATCCCTTATATGTGCAAGCAAACTCTGGTACATTGTCTGTTGTAGAAAAGTCATATTCTTTAGACTCTGCATCATACTTTCCACCTTCAAGCTTAGCTCTTAATTCATTTGGAAGTTCTTTTAATGTTAATGTAAAGCTCTCTCCATTAACAGTTCTGTCAATGTCATATACTTCATCATCAGCATACATTTTATCCTCATCTGCATCTAAGTCTTTACTTAATTTTTCTGCATATGGAATACTTACCTTCTCCCCAACTATATATTTTTCAAGAGTATTCTCTGTTAATGGGAATATTGCAAATTGGCTAAAACCTTTTAAATATTTTTTTGGCATAATCTACGCCCTCCTTCTATAAAATTTCTTCTTTCTCAAAACGCATTGTTTTGTGATAGATATTTGTTTCTTGTTCAAATAGATCCATAGCCAAAGTTCTTTCAAAGTCTAATTCTACCATCTTGTTATTTACATCAATGGCTAATTTAGAACATTTACTTGGACTTTTAGCCCATATATCTATTTGAATAGCAATATTACTGCTATATTCTTCATCGTCTGCTTTACTAGATATTGAGTTATCCATTTCGTAATAAGAAATAGCAGGCTTTTTTTCTAAATCATTCCACCTTTGTGGATAAAAATAAGAAACCTCAACGTCTGAGATTTCCTTTAATTTTTTTAATATTTGTGGTTTCAAATTTTTCATTATTTGCCACCCAACTTTCTTATTTCTTGTTGTATAGATTTAATTACTTCTTGTTCTACTTCTCCTGTATTCTTTGCACGAAGATATGAAGGAGTTAAATATGGTTGTGCTGTTTGACCTTTCCAGTCTGCCTTATAAGATATTCCGTTTTGGTCTCTCTATATTACTTGCAGAGCCTCTTTGCCCTGTTCCAAATTCAACATATGGTGCATATTCGCAATTAGTAAATACTTCTGCTTCTGCACCTTCTTGTGTTATTTCAGACTTTGTCTTTATTGAATTACGAAGGTTTCCAGTATCAACTGGCGCTGAATATTTAGCATTTTTTTGTATTTTTTTTGCGCCTCTTTCAAGACCTTTTCTACAGCTTTCTTTTATATTCCCACCTAGTCCAGATAGATTTGCAAGTAATTCATCTAGTCCTTCTATACTAGCCATTGTTATTACCCACCAAAAGAGTTATATGGCTATCAGAAGGCACTAAACTTTTTATGATATATTCTTTATTGTCATATACAAGAATATTGCCTATTTCAGCTTTTGTTTCGTTACATGTAACTATTGCATTAGCTTCTATTTCTTTGCCATACTCTTGTTGTATGTATTCTCTTGTAGAAAATTGAAAATTACCTTTGAAACTATCAATTTTTTCTAGCTTTCCATCTCCAATTACACAACCTTCATCATCTTTAATTGTTCCAGATGTCCATATTTCTATATCTTTATCGTAGAATGTATCAGCTATTGCTTGTTTAAATATTTCAGGTATCTGCATAATTACCACCTCATATAGGCATACATAGATATTTCATCTTTGTTTTTTTCTATGTATTTATCCATATTTACATCGTCAGCTGTAACAGCTCCTACATCTTTAAATCCCACTGTCTGTCCGTTGTCTGATACCGATGTAACTACTTGTTTTCCTTCTCCATATCCATTTTTATAGAACACAACACAATTCATAGTATATCTAATAACCAAATATTCTAATTCTTGCGGTAAATCTATCCTATTGCAAATAGATTTTATTTTGTTAGTAATATCATCAATATAACCTTGTATTTTTTTATCTTGATTTTCGTCTTTAATATCAAGCCTTTCTTTTACTACATCTAATAGTTTCATAAAATCACCTACTCTTGTGGTGTTTCTTTTTCTTTAATCATTTCTATTATTTGAGCCTTTGTTATTTCTTCTGCTTTTTCAATTACTATTTCTAATTCTTTTGCTTTAGCTAATAGTTCTTCTTTATTCATTTGCTCAATTTTTTTAGGTTTGTTTTCTTCTATTTTTTTACCTTTTTCGCATCTTGCAATATGTAAAGGCAATACTGGTTCTGAAAACTCTTTTCCACATATTGGGCATTTCATTTTTCATTCCTCCTAATAAATAAACTAAGGCAGATTTCTCTGCCTTTTACTATCCTAATACTACTGCTGCTAATGATGGATATAATGGTGCAAATCCATAAATAGTATCAATAGATAGCATATTTTTCTTTGTTTTCATATCGTATCCATATACAACTCTTAGATTTAATCCTTTATAAGAAACCACATAAGAATCTCTACCATCTACTGGTAATGCTAATGCTCTTGATACGAAAGCAAAAGCTAATTTATTGAATACTAAGTTAGCAACATGTCCACCAGAAGTTTTATCTATAAATGTTACCTCTGTATCTGCTGCAATTTCTTTTACAACTGATGGATATACTTTTACAGTTATTACTCCTGTATCTGCAGTTGCATCTTCTGTAACAACATATTGTTGTCCATCTACTGTTAATAAATCTCCTTTAACTAATGTTTCAGAAGTAGCTCCTCCTTTAAGAACTATTGTGTCACTACCTTTGTTTGCCTTTGCATTTGCTTTTGGATTTGCGACCTTTGTAAATGTTCCTGCTTCATGAACTGCAACTTGTTGAGACATAAAGTTTTCTAGTCCTTGAACTCTACCAATAGAACCTTCTCTTAATGCTTGAGTACTTCCAGATTTTTCAGCATGTAAAATTGCATCTATTGTAGAGAATTTTACATCTGCATCTGGATCCCATACTGCATATCTATTTCCCATTGGAGCTTTAGCTTTATTTAATAGTCCTCTAGCATTTGCCATTACTTCTATTGTTGAAGGTGTTGTTCCTGCTGTTCCTAATGTTTTATAAACATTTTTATACATTTCAAGTCCTTCTTTATTTATCTTTTCTGCGATAGCTTCCATCATAGGTGTTAATATTTTTTCATTGAATGCTACTCTATCTAGAGTTAATTCTTTGGATGTAATTTCTACAGATACATCTGCAATATGATCCATTACAACTGGAACGCTTTTTTGATTGATTTCTTGAATTGTTACTTCATCTTTGAAGTCTTTTGCCTCAAATTGAGCTGGTTTTTCAACTTGGATTGTATCTCCTTCTTTTACAAAATCTTTACTATAATCAGTATAAAATAACTCTGGTACAACTAAATTATTTACCAGCATTGTTAACGCTTCCCTTGCTATTCTTTGACATGTTAATAATTTGTTTGGCATAATTAATTCCCTCTTTCTTACTTATTATTTTTTTCTTGAAGTGCAAAAAATTCTTCATCTGATAAATTGTCTAAATCATCATCGTCATAATTTCCGCCATCTTCTTTTCTCTTTTTTGGATTATCATCTTCTAATCCTTTATTTTTGCTTTTATCAATCTCAAATAGATATGCATCACTTGTTTTTAATGCTTCTATTTGGTCATCAAATCCTAAAAGTTTATCTCCATCTAATTTTACTTTGTTTAAATCAAGATTTGCTTTTACTGATTTAACATTTCTCGCTTTAGCATTACTAATTGCTAAATCAATTTTACTTTCTAGTCTTACTTTCTCTATTTCCGCTTTTGAATTATCTTCAATTTCTTTTTTCTTTGCTTCATAATCAGCTTGACTAATCGACCCTTTTTTAAAGTTGTTGTATTCATCTTCAACTTTCTTTTTATCATCCTCTAAGGTCTTTTTTTCTCCTTTAACTACTTTTAATTCCTCATTAATTTCATTAAATTCTTTTGCAGGTTTAAAATATTTTGGTAATTCCTTAGATATTTTTTCTTCTAATTCATCTACATTATCCACTCCTGCATTTTTTAATAATTCTTTTAACCATTCCATAATTGGTCCTACCTTTCTAGCTTTTTTATTCTGGTGCTACCAGTACGAAAAGTTGCTTTTATTTATTCTCACAAGCAAATGAGTAACAAAAATAGACAGTTTAAAGCCATATCTAGGGCATAAAAATAAGAGCTATTACTAGCTCTATAAATTTCATATCTTTACAGTAATAATTTAATTAATTAGTTTCGATAAAGAGTTATCCTTATCATCTTCTATAATCTCCCATTTTCCACACTCAGAACCGTCATCTAATGAAGATGGTCTTGTTGCAGAATAGAGATAATCTTCTCCACTATCATCTATAACTCTCAACATATTCTCTTCAACAGCAATTACCTCATATTCTTTTCCATCAGTTAATCCTTCAACACCGAAACTTTTACCAACGTACTTTACTTTCATTTTAGCTTCTTTCCTTTCAATTTATAGTCATATCTGCCATATTCTTCATGTTCTACAAAATGGATATCAAAGATATATTTGGCACTTTCAACTTTTCCAACTTTTTTCATCCAATCTTTTGGATTTCCTCCATACTTTTCAGCATACTTATGGGCACTTCTAAATATTGTACTAGTTTCCCTTCCAGCAATAATATGCACATTATTAATTATAACATTTTCGGGAATAAATTGCAAAATATTGTTTTCGTCGTAAAACCCTAATTGCTTTTCTAAAACACTATCTTCCGCTGATTTTATTTTAGGCAGTTTATTGGTAATATAATACTTTTCATATTGTTCTGGAGCATATTTTTTCGCCCATTCTTCATAGTTCATATCTTGTGAAATTATAATAGATTTACCATTTTCATCTTTGGCCCTTCTTTGTAAGTTCTCTGTTACGTCATCATCAAATTCTGCTACCGTTGTACATCTATCATTTGGATGTATTGGAGGATAGTTCTTACCGTGGCTGCTTATCTTTCAAATAAAATATTTTGTTGTCTAATTCTGCACAATGTTTACATGTAACATTATCTAATGTTGCAATAAATCTATATTTTTCTATATCTAATTCCTCGTAAGATAACATTTCTGCTTCATTTGCAAAATGATTAGTTTCTGTTCTTAATAATCTAACAGCATTATATTTGCCAATATTCATAGCATCGTCTAATGCGCTAGCCATTCTTTGTATTGATTTTCCAGCGATATTATCCGCTAGGAAATTTGACTTTAAATAATTAGCCAATTTATTGTTATTTTCCCATATTCTTTGTGAAAAATTTTCACTTTTATACCAGTTTTCATTTAGTATTAAATTGATTGTTCTATTATCTAATTGTGAGAAGTTAAATCCTATTCCTATGCCCTTTTGTGCATTAAAAATACTTCTGTAATATCCTTCATTAATAATATCAACATAGTGTTTTTTAGATATAACACATTCTTCTTGTACTAGTTTCTTTAGCTCTATATCTATGTTTTCTTGAAGAGCTTGGTATCTGCTTATTCTATATGCATATGCTGGCGCATTATATTTGGCTAATAATTTTCGTTTAATATCTATATCATCTATTGAATTTATTTGTTCTAATAAATTATTATAGAACTCTTTTGTCTCTCTTGTATTTAATAATTCTTTTGCTTCCTTAAATGTAAGCTTTCCATCAACAGCATACTTTCCAAATATTTTTTGAATTTCTTTTTGGATATTGTCTTTTGATTTATTATATGCTGTTATTAGTCTTTGAATTGTTCCTTCAGATTGTTTTTCTAATCTTTTCATGAGTTCTGTTTGTCTCTTTTCCCAGTAACCTTGTGGTGTCCTAGCCATTTGTAACACCTCTATTCTTGATTTGCATCATTGTGATTATCTTCAAATCCACCAGCAGTATTAAATATCTCCTGTTGCATTTTCATTTTTTCTTTTTGCTCTTCTTTTATTCTTTGCAATTCTATTTCCACATCATCGCATAGAGGATGCTTTTCAAGTTTTGATCTAGTACTCAATATATTATCGTTATTTAATGTATTTATCTTTTCATTTTCATTAAATATTCTTGATTTATTAAATTCAATTTTAAAATCAAATTCATTTATTCCTTGTGGTATTTTACCTTGCATTTTTAAATCTTGTAATACATACCACAAAACCTCATATATGGCACTCGTAAGTCCTCCTATACTATCGTCTGCTTTCATATCTAAATCTGTATACAAAAATTCTAATGAAACACCACTAGGAGCTTGTCCTATTAAATCTTTATTAGTTGTATCTACAGCTCTGCCAAATTCATATATGAGCTCTTTTAATCCTTTTAATAATGCTTGTCTCGCCTCATATGGTATTGGCAATAATTTAGCATCTATTTTTCCTGCCGTATCATTTGTTCTTGCTACTCCATTAACTTTTAAGTTCTCTATTAGTGCAAGTAAATCCTCTGCTCCATATCCATTAATAAGCCATATAATTTCTTTTAAATCTTCTACTGTATTTACAAAATTACTATTTATTAAATCATAGGCATCTATCAACGGTTTTATTGGCTCCAAATCCGTCATTTTTTCTTCATTGTTTTCTATTTCTATAAATGGTACTTTCCCCCAACTATGTCTTTCTATCTTTTTCAAGTTGTTTAATGCACTATCGTATATTTCTCTATACCAATGGCATTCTGGTCTTTCTCTAGTCACATCTTCTAAATATACTGTCGTATCACCGACTTTAGTTTCAATAAAATACCTTACTTCATTTTCATCCCAATATTCAACATAAATTCTATCTTCTGCTTTTTCTCCAGTTAAATCCTGTATAGTATAAAAGTGTAAAAAACCTGTTAAATACGTTTGAGTTTCATTATCATAAATTGGTATACATTCTTCTGATGGATACTTTTCAAATACTAATTTTCCATTTCTATAATTAGGATGCAACCATGCTCTTCCCTTATTGCTTGCTTCTTTCAATCTGTTTTTTAGAAGTTTTTCAAAATCGGCACCTAAAATATTCCACACCATATTAGTAAGCTTGTTTTCAGCCTTTTTTACTGTATCACCTTTTTTTATATCAGTTGGACTATTATATGTTATAGTTATCGGCTTTCCACATACATATGCTTTCTTTTGATTTACTTGTTTCCAATAAAAGCCATGAGGTATGTGTTCATTTGACTTGTTTTCATTTTTTATTTTCTTGGTATTTCCAGTCTTTTGGTCAAACACTGTATAACTATTTAAATCTTTCTTTAAAATATCGTTTTTATCTCTAAAATATCTTTCGCCTTCAAGCATCTTTTTCTTTATATCCGACATATTAAATTGAGTTATTAATTCTTTTATTATCCTACTTTCTATTGCCATTAATTGCCTCCTAATTTCTTAAATATAAATCATCACTGCCATAACGGAGTGCGTCTATATAATGATTGTTTTTATCTTCTGGTATATTTAATGGATTGTCTTGCTTGTCTGTTTTCCATTTGTATAGCCCTAATTCATTTATCAAACCTTTACATTTAGGGTCGACTATTATTTCAAATCCTTTTAACCATTTAATTCCATGCAATATACTATCTGGTCCTTTTTGTACTGGGATTGCATTTATCCCTAAATTGTTTAATTCTGCTATACTTTTAGGTTCTGCTGCATCAGCTTTTATCAATGCGTATGGTTCTATTCTTCTTTTTAATTCATTTGCTAACATTTCATTTGTTAATTCTGTAGCTCCAAATTCATCAAAAACTACAATTCTTTTTGCTTTTAAATCTACATTGAACTGTAAAAAAGCAGAAGGGTCTGAACTATATCCAAAGTCCAAACCTCTTCTAATTAACTCAAATGTATTTTTATATTTCTCTGTATCTTCTATATGCCAGTTTCTAAATATTAAACCTTTGCTTACACCCGGCATTCCTAATCCAGATGTTTTATAATCTTCATAGTCTTCTTTCTTCTTTTTTTCATATCTTGCATAATCTTTAATATCTAAAAACTCATTTATCTTATAATTTGTTATCATTAATAGTTGGCTTACTTTTTCTTTTACCATTTTACCTTGATATTCAAATTCTTGTTCATCTTCAACTATTAATTCTTGTTTTCCTTTTTCTATTAGTGTTTGTTCATTTGGTGTTAGTTTGCTTGTTAGTTCTTTTACAATGAAATGTTGTTCATTCCAAGGATTAAAACTTGCAACAGTTTGATTAAAATATCCTGCTGGCATTTTACCTCTTATAGACATTTTTACTTTATCGTAAGTATCTTTTTTATCTATTTCAAAGGCCTCTTCAAACCAACCGCCAACACAAAACTAGATCGGGATCATCTATTGTTATTGAAGCTAACTTCTCCCAGTCATCTAACCCTCTGAAAAATATTTTTTGTCCTGTGTATTTATTTACTGCTAATAGTGGATTTGTTGTAAATTTCCATTCGTCATAAACTTTTAGCTTTTTGGATGCCCAAACTAAATCTGCATATACACTATCTTTTATTGTTAATGCAGTATCTCTCATTGCTAGTAAACAAGCTCTTGGATACTGTTTTAATAGTTTCATCCACCTTAAAGCTATCGTTTTTGATTTCTTACTACCTTTTGAACCCATTATTATAGCTTCATCGCCTTTAAAGTTCCAAAGTGTTGCATATCCTTTTCCAACTAGTTCTTGCAAACTAATTTTTTCTTTATTCGCTAACATCATCTATCAACTCTACTCGTACAGCATTTTTCATATTTACATTTATGTCATTAAACATTCCTAGATGTTTTCCTAATAGTTCTAATGCTTTTACCTTATCATTGGTTTTAAATTCTATCGTTTGTTCTTGAATATGCTCAATAGGTACTTCATTATCTTGCCTTTCCATATTTATGTTTATTTTCATTGCACCTGCTTTTTGTAATACCTTTACACTTGATATTGCTCTAATTGTTTCTTCATCAATATCTTTTACAGTTTTTAATGTTCCATTGTTGTTATATATGTTTTTTATATTAAAAAATGCTATGTTGGCTAGCTCTTTTATTACCATGTCTTGCGTTACTTCTGTTCGTTCTTCTATCTCTTGTTGCTTTTCTGATATGTATTCTTGAACCTTAACATTTCTTAACATTCTGCTTGATGCTGCATTAGCTGTTTCATCTTTTTTACATCTTGGATAAGCAACCTTATATGCTCTTGTTGCATTAAGGTCTATTAAATACTCATCACAAAATCTTTTTTGTGCATCTGTCATATAAGATTACCTCTCTTTCTATTTATTTAAAATACTTATCTACTATTTCGTGAATAATATCATAAGAATTTGATACTATATCTGCTACATCTTCTTCAGAATATTCTTGCTCGCTGTGAGTTATATAATTATCTATATAACAATGGGTTAGTTCGTGAATTAGAGTAGACTTTTTTCTTTCCTCAGGCAAATCCTTATCTATATAAATCTGCATGATATCACAATATGTAATTCCATAATATCTTGTACTTAAAGATTTTATATTTTCTTCTTCATTTGCTTTTCTTTGATTTTGAATGCTCTTAATTTCACTTTGTGGCTTTTCTTCTATACTCCAAGTCCTGTTGTTTATTTTGAATTTCATATCTTTTTTCTTCCTTCTCACATTGTTTGTTATACCTGCACTGCTCACACTTATATTTCATGCAATTTTTATAATTAATCTTTTCTTTCATAGTACGCACACTTTGTTATGACTACGTCATTTAAGGCGGATATTCTTATCTCGCATAGATCTTTATCTTTGTTTTTACAGTTCTTACAATTTTCTTTTACATATTTCTCATATCTTTCTTCGTTAGTCATAACAACACCTCTTTCGTTAATTTATAAAGCACTATAAAATGATGTAACTGCACATCACTTTGTACTATTTTATAGAAAACTAAAGCCTCGTATTAACATAGTAATACAAAGCTTTTCAAAAGATCCTTCTTTTTCCAATGCACATTTCTATTTATATACCTCTAACATGCAAAAAGGTTAAGGCTTAACTAGAATTGCCTTACATTTTATATGAATTACCAAAGGATAAATAAGGATTTTGGAATTATTTATATTAATTTATCTAGTATCCGTTAATAACTAATTTTCAACTATTTTCCAATCTTCTGCCAACATATCAGCTTGACTTGCTAACCAACCTAATTGAACTCCTGATGTTCCAACAAATGCTATTGCTTTATTTCCTATTGCATCATGCTCTGCATTTACTATTTCATTGTTAGCATTTTTATAACTGATATTGGTTGCTAATTCTATGTATTGATTTTTTCCATTCCAGCCTTTTCTTTGAACTCTTTTTCCTCTTTTTAGACTAGATATTGCCTCTCCAAATGTAAATGTTTGTATGTTTAATTTTGATTCATCTATATCATCACATATAACCCAATTATCTGCTACTATATTATCTAAATCTACAAATATGTCATCTGTTTCTAGGAATGGTATTACACTTCCATCTTTGCAATGCATTGTTATTGTGTCATTTTCTTTTATCCAATAACCTCTCCAATGTTCTCTTTTTATTTTATATCCTTGTTTTAATGCTTCATATGCTTTTTTAAATTCCATTTATTTTTTCTCCTTTTTAGCAAAATAATAGAGCCTATCGTTTGATAAGCTCTTGTTATTACATA